TAGGGGTGCAGTTAGGGGTGCAGTTTTCAGCTATTTTTTGGGTAGTAAAGTAGGTTATACACTCTTTTTAGTGCAACCAATAGGCTATTTTATTGAGTGGAGGGGGGTGTATTGTAGTGCTTTTTATAGTTATATTTTATATAAATTACTAAATATCAGTTATTTACAATAAAAATAAGCAAAAAGGGTGTACTTTCCTCAGTATAAATATCCACTTTCTACACCTTTGCCCTTATAAAACTTATGTTTTCTCTTCCTCTAATTGTTCTACACGTTGTTTTAAGAACTGTACATCAGCCTCTAAGTCAGCTATCTTTTGATACTCTGGAACTGGGTCGAGGAAGTCAAAAGAAAGGTGCATTTTGCACTCCCATATCTCTTTTACATCTTTTAACCTCACGTTAATATGAGGAAAAACGCGATTATCAGACTTACAATATAGGCTTCCATACTTCTCTATCCTATTAAGTACGCGCTTTACTATTACCCCCTCTGTACTAACTACTACATATATCCTATTGTCTGATATATGCTCCCAGTCTTCTACAAATTGTCCTACTACATAGCTGCCGCTCTGTAAGGTAGGGTACATTGATAGGCCCTCTACCTGAAATATACGAAAAGTACCATTCCTCATACCAGGCAGGTTATACATTGGGAGTTCCTTTATATATTGAGGGTCATCATACCCTTGAAGGTAGCCCGCTTGTGCCATTACAGGTACCAGAGGGATACGCTCTTCCTCTACATCTTCGTCTTTTAGTACTATCACTTTAGGCATTAGGCTACGCCCCTCTACTTTTATAGGCGCAATAACCTCTACACGAGGTGTCTTTATTACTTCTGTAGCCCCTTCACTTTTAAGCATTTCGCCATTTCCAGTGAGCAACCATTCGTAATTTATTTCGAAATTATTAGCGATCTTCTCTAAAACATTGAATTTAGGCTCAGTTCCTGCTATATAATTCCTTATATTAGCTTCATTTACCCCTATCTTATTTCCAAATTCACTATTATTCCCTTTGGAAAAATGGTCTACAAGTTCTTTGATACGAAAATTTATTGTACTCATAACCAAATAATTATAAAATATTTCGAAAAATAATTCGAATAAAATTTGCAAGGTTCGAATTTTTATTCGAATTTTGCCCCGTTAAACGAAACAAACAAAATCAATGAGCAAAAGTAATAAAAATCCTCGAAAATTCAATCCCTTAGTGGTGGAAAAATTATCTGTAAGGTTTGGATTGTCAAAATACTACATTCGGCAATGCCTAAACAAGCATCGTAACAGCGAAACGGCAGATACAATCTGCAAAGAGTACAATAACTATGAAAAACAAATTAACAACGTATTAAATGATTAAGCTATGAAAGTAGGAAACAAAGTAAGAGTATCACCTTTTATCACCACAGACCCTTACGGTAAAAAAGGGAAAGTAGGCAAATTAACCGATATACGCACCTATGAAGATTATACATTAGGCATTATAACCTTTGCCGATAACAGTGTAGGTATCTACGACGTAGAATGTTTAGAACCCATAAATGAATAATACAATGAAAAAGTTATTAAAAAAACTTCTCGCACCATTGATACGAGAAGTTGTTGCAGAGGAACTTAAAGACGTTCGTTTCAACCTTAAAATTCTTTTACTTAGGGAAGCCGTACGACAGGTTTTTTCGGAAAAAGAAAGAAGGTCTCAATAACAGCACGAACAGCCTTTACATCCTCTTCATTTAGTCCTTCCTGCAATTCCTTTACACAAAGTGATTGCATTATGGGAATGAAAGGATGATTAGAATTAACGTTGTAGATATGATACAACATTACCAATAAGTCTCTAAACTCATAAGTTGAGTTCTCTAAATACTCTCCGAGTATTTCAATACTACTTTCCATATTATGTAATATTAATGTTTTAAAGCGCAAATATATGAGAAAAGTTCTGTAAGTCAATAAGATTATTTGCTATAAAGTAAGATTTGACGAATATAGATATTCAAATTAGTCAAAACTCAATTTAAAAACCTTTTAAACCCTATTTAAAATGAAAGTAAAAACCATTTACTTCATTAATGATGACTTCCTTATCATCGGCAGAGAGATACGCACAACCTTCTTAGGTATCGTCGTAAAAAGAGAAAAAATAGAGTACTACAAGCCAGTGAAGTACCACTAATAACACCACATCACGTTTTTTATATTTTGATTTTATTGTTGTTTTCCCCAGTGGTTGGTATGACCAACAGCATTAAGCGCAGCTCGCAACTGCACTGGGGAGCAAGGCAAACGCCAAAAAAAACAAAACTATGTACGCATTCCAAAATAACATATTATCTATCCCCGCACGCCTGCTCTATAGCGATTGGAAGGTGATGAGTTACAACACCTACAAATCGTACAGTCAGCGTGGTAAGCTCCAAGTTACCCAAGCGGGCAAAGGACAAGGTAATGAAGCGTGGGTATCTTTCGAGAGCCTCCCCGTAGTGAAAGGCGTGAATATTCAAGAATTTTGCGTGCGTATGCTCGGCAAGCCCGAAGAGGCTCACATCGTTACCAATGTATTAGAAGAGTATATTGTGCCCGACCCCGAAGCCATCAACTTCTTTGCCGAGCATCGCAAACCTAACGGCAAATCACTCCCCCTCCCACAGCAGAGGGAGAAAGCCACCTCCGCTATGATACTGGGTGCCATCGAAACGCTACTTAAAAGCCGTCCGCTCACTGCCAAAGCCTTTGGCAAACGCAAAACCCAAATATGGCAAAACATCAGCGAAGCCGTGAATGCGCTAAACCCCGAAAAGTGGAGCTTTTCATTACCTAACAACCCACGAAGCCTACAACGCAAATACAACCAATTCCTTACCGAGCGTTACGCTACCTTCATTCACAAGGGCGAGGGCTCCGACAATGCCAAAATAGTAACCCCTACAATGGAACGCCTCTTTATATCCATCTGCTGTATGCCTAATAAACCTTACATCAGTTCGGTGTACGATATTTACAAGCAGTTTCTATACGGCGAAATAGAACTTTTCGACCGCGCTACGGGCGAACTCTTTAATGTAGACGATTTTTGCGATGAGAATGGCAACCTGTTAGAAGTATCTGAAAGCACTGTAAAACTATGGCTTAGCAAAGCCGAAAATCAGCTTATCATAGCCAAAGCCCGCAATGGAGAGTACGATTTTAGCCACAAGTTGCGCCCTCACGTTCACCGCCACGCACCGCTCTACTCAATGAGTAAAATAACCCTTGATGACCGTGATATAATGCACACCAAGCTACCCGACGGCACCAAAGTAATGGCATACTATGCTTATGATGTAATGAGCACTGCCCTTATAGGTATTGCTCACAGTAAGAAAAAAGACACCGAGCTTTTCTTAGACTGTTTCCGCTCAATGTTTCAGTTTACTACCTCCTACGGCTTGGGTACTCCAATGCAGATAGAAGTAGAACGACACCTAACAGGAGAGTTTGCCGACGGGCTACTGAAAGCCAACAACCTATTTCCGTTTGTGCGCTTCTGTAACCCTACCAACTCACAAGAGAAGTATGCCGAGACAATGATACGTGGTAAAAAATACGGCATTGAGAAAGACAGACACCAAAACGTAGGTCGCCACTATGCCCGCCGTGATAGCAACCGCACCACACAACAAAAGATATTCGACGAGTTCAACAACAATTATAAAGAAGCCAAAGCCTCTTATGATGATATTGTAGCAATGGAACTACAAGAACAAACCCTATACAATAACCAACTGCACCCCGACCAACAACGCTTCCCTGGTAAGACACGTTTGGAGGTATTTTTAGAGAACGTAAATCCTAATTTGCCACAACTCAACCGAGCCCTTTTAGCCCAATACATAGGCAAATGCACCACTACTACCATACGCCGTAGTCAGTATGTAACCGTACAATACCAAAAATACCAATTACCCAACCCACAAGTACTTACCTTATTAGCCCCCAACAACTACCAAGTAGAAGCCTATTACTTGCCTAATAAGGACGGTATTACCGAAGTGTATTTATACCAAAACGGAGCCTTTCTATGCACTTGTAGCCCTGTGCCTACCTTCAACCGTGCTAATGCCGAATGGACTCAGCACGATGAGCAACAATATGCCGAAGCAATGAGTTATGTTACCCAGTTCGACCAAATGGTACGTACCCAATCAGTGCAAAAGCTCAACCGCTTAGGAAGCCTCACCGCACCCATACCCACCGCTACCGAAGTAGACTACACACCCGTAGACTACACCGAGACACCCGCCCTTAACTATCAAGAGTACAGCAAAACAAAAGTAGAAACCATAAATAAAGCATTATTAGACTTATGATAACCACAGTTTTAAAAGAAAAAATCGTACAAGCAATTGCCGAAAACCGACAAAACTACCGCTATGACACCCATCACGCCAAAAGTCTTGGCATCAATGGTGCCCAGTACAACCGTGTAATGAAAGGCGAACGCGATGGCGTGCTATCCGATGCCAAATGGATAAGTATCGCCCGCAAACTACAAGTGCAACTCCGTGACGAGGCTCCTTGGGTAACCGTAGAAACCGAAACCTTTCAGTACATCTACAGCCAGCTCACTGCTTGCCAAACACGCTCGCTTTCGGCTATCCTATGTGACCGTGCAGGTATAGGAAAAACACACACCGCCAAAGTATATGTAAGCAAAAATAAAAACGCCGTATATATAGATTGCTCACAAGTAAAAACCAAACAAAAACTTATACGCAAAATCGCACAAGAGTTTGGCATTACCTATACAGGACGATATGCCGAAGTGTACGAAGATTTGGTTTACTATCTAAAACAGCTTGAAACCCCTTTAGTGATATTAGACGAAGCTGGCGACCTCGAATACCACGCCTTTTTGGAACTCAAAAGCCTTTGGAATGCTACCGAATATGTTTGCGGTTGGTATATGATGGGAGCAGACGGCTTGCAGGCTAAAATCGACCGTAATAAGGGTATCAAAAAAGTAGGCTATGCCGAAATATTCGACCGTTACGGCTCCAAATACAGCCGTGTAAGTCCTCCGTCCGATAAAGAAGCCATCGAAGCCTTCCTACTTAGCCAAATAGCCCAAGTAAGCCAAGCCAATGGCTCAACTATCAGCCCCGCACAAATGTACGCCAATACCGCAGGAAGCCTCAGAAAAGTACGCACCGAAATTGAAAAGCAACGCCTACAACAACTCAACGATGGAAAATAACGAAAAAACAATTATACCCCGCGCCTACACCTACGAAGATTTAGCACGCAAAAAGTATAAAACAATCGACCTATCACCCCAATGGACAGACCATCTCGGCAAGGTAGAACGAAGCGGCAGCCTACTTATCTATGGCGACTCAGGGCACGGCAAAACCACCTACGCCCTCCAACTAATGAAAGAGCTATGCCAAAAAGAAAAGGTACTATACAACTCCTTAGAAGAGTGCGGCAGCCTATCACTTATTGAAAACCTCGACCGCTACGGGCTCAAACAGCACCGAAAACGCTACACCATACAAAAAGAATATGTAGACAAAATGATGCTACGCTTAGACCGTCCACAACAGCCTAAAATAGTATTTATTGATAGCATACAAGAGTGTTTCGACGGCAAACCCGCAAGCCTATACAACAAGCTCATCGAAGCATTTCCTAACACCCTCTTTATCGGTATCTCACAAACCGATAGCAAGGGAAACCCCAAAGGAGCCGTTGCCAACAAATTCTACTGGCTTAGTCAAAACCGCATTTATGTAAAAGACTTCCGAGCCTACATCGAAAAAACACGTACTGGAGCCAATGAGTTAGAACCCTATCTCATCTCAGCCGAAAAAGCCCAAGAACGCGAATTTAAACTCTTAAAAACACCCTAACACCTATGAATACAATAGCCCAACAAATCACCTATCGCCACGCCCTCGCCCGTCAATTAGAGCTCACCTACCTGCAGTACGAAAACCTCCGCTATGAGTTCTACAACGAATGGTGCACCAATCTATGTAACACCGCCATAGGTAGAGGGCTGCACTTAAAAACCCTCATCACCCACGACACCCTACTCAATTGGTATGACGATCAGTGGTACAGCGAAGTGGAGAAAACCATCGAACGCCTCTACGGCAACGACATTACCCTATTCAATGCCGACGACGTTCTCCTACTCATCACTATCTACGCTGAGAACATTTTGCAATATTACCCCAGTGTACTCCTAAAGAAAATAACCACCCGTGCGGCTCGCACCGAACACTAAGCGAACACCAAGCGAAGACAAACCGAACACAAGATGAGATTAGAACCTAACGAAATCAGCGATTACGACTACATCAACCGCAAGCTCAGAGAGCACGCACAAGAGCTGCTCAAAACCGCCAAAAAACAAAAACGCCCCATTCG